AAGAGACTTATTACGGAAGCTAACCGTCCTCCGCACCTTAGGGTTGACTCAGTTATTGATGATCTGCGCGATCAGTTGGTCCTGCTCCTCGATAACTTTCGCGAAGAAATTGGAGCCAAGAACCTTTCGAAAAAGAACGTATAGGTTCTGCGATCCCAAAGAAGTAAATGATCCTGTTGGTAAATTGTGTTATAGGTATTGTTCGCGCTCGCTACTTTGGAAAAAATGTAGAGAGACAACATTGATAGTAGAGGATTTATCAGACAAGGATACATTTGAAAAGTTTAGGATTGCAGGGTTTAATGTTTTGGATCTAGGAAGGAGAATGTAAGGAGCGAATTTCCGCTAAGATTTCATCAAAGTTTTCTGGATACATAAAGGCAGCATAGCCACCAGATTGCGCTACCAATCTGATGACATGCTGTTGAAGCGCTGGGGCTTTAGATGCCTGTTGCTTACTGCGCTTTAATTCGATGGCAACAAACCTACCATTGACGCATCCGAGGATATCGGGTATTCCAATGGTAGCCATTTGTTGTGTCTTGATCCACCACGAACGTGGTATTTTTTTAAGGACGGGAAATATTCTTTCCTTGAATAAAGTTTCAGGTTTCTTAGGCAAGTTCAAATCCTTTTTTATCTATACTAGCAAAGGATCTATCGGATATCTCTACACCACAAGTTAACTTTAAATTATTTTTTGATCGGTAGACATCTTCCATGATGCGTTTGATCTTCGGTACTAGGTGCATCTCACTATCATGTATCTCAAGAAGAAGCTCGTCATGGATCTGAACTAACATGCTACTCTTAGTCGCTTGCAATAGCTTGTGTATCCTTACCATGGCCACCTTGATTATGTCGGCACATCCTCCCTGGATTAGGTGGTTAGGCATGATGAACAACCCTTTGTCGGGGGACTTGTGGCATTTACGCCCGAACCAATTTTGAATGTATCCCCTACTGGACGCAGTATCACGCACTCTTTCCAGGAACTTGACGACCAGTGGCAGCTCATCGAAGTACCGACGCTTCCATTGCTTTGCTTCTTCCATGGGTACGTTAAGATTGGTTGCAAGCGTAGTGGTTCCGCCTCCATAGAGGAGCATGAAGTTAATCATCTTAGCTATTTTCCTGGTAATCCCAGGCACGTTAAGTAAGAGTGCGGTAGCTTGATGGACATCAAGACCTGCGTTTATCTTATCAATCAGCTTGCGTTCCCCTGCATAGTCAAGCATCAATCGATACTCTTGCTGGTCATAATCAATCATAATGAATTTGTGATTGGCCCTCGGCACGAAACATCTACGAATGTAGTACTTGAGTTCGCTCTCTTCTTTGGGAAGATTTTGCAGGTTAGGCCCTGAATAGGAGAAGCGTCCGGTCTCAGTTCCGGCTTGAAGTATGTTTGCCCGAATGACACCGCGACAATCAGCAAGATGAATAAAAGAACTATAGTAAGTATCAATGAGCTTCTCGTTCTCACGTATCCTCCTTAGAATTTTTACGATCGGGCTATTCTTTTTTGCCAATGCTTCTTTAGAAAAGCTAGGCCGTCCGGTCCCTGTTTGTGGGATCGACTCACCCAACTTGGTGAACGCTTCGACTAGACATTTAGGGCCGCGCTTATACACAACACCACTAACATCAAAGAAATCAAGTTGTGCTTTCTTTAACTCTTCTTCTCTGTACTTAAGAGACTCACGGACGTAAGCCATGTCAAGCTGTACACCACGTTGTTCCATGTGGAAACAAACTTTCGTTAACTGGATTTCATTCTCAATTAACTTAGGGTTGATGTCTTCTTTCTTAAACGCATTAACTTGGTAGACACCGAGGTCACGTACCAAACGCCCATCTCTTTCGCCGTACTCTACCATCATGCCAAACGGGATCTTGGAGTAGTGCTTCTTCTTAATCTTCTTTAACTTCCCGGGAATCTGGATGATATCGTATAACTTATTCCTAGTTATGTACTCATCAAGTTCTATCTTCCCTATATCATAACCATGCATTCGCCTAGCACATGCATCTAATGTATAGGTCCGGTAGTTATTCTTTAGTATTCTGGCCATGGCATAGGTACAGTGTACCCTGCCCTTTATCTCAATGCCTTCCAAAGCAAGCTTGGCCATGTCAAACTTAGCGTTATGTGCAAACCAAGTTGACTTCTCATTATTAAAAATCATTTGCATCTGAGGAATTAATTCTCTAGGTAAACTATGGCTTGGGTAATCCCCTAAGTGGTCGGGCTCACTTAAAAAATTAAAGTAATAAGTTTTATTCTCATCAGCGATTATGATAGAATACAACCTATCCTGCCGACCGACACCAAAGGTCTCAGTGTCAAAGCCATAGTCACCTTGTTGAGAAAGCTTGCGGATTGCCTCTCCAAAGTTCTCACGGGTGACTATCATCTCTCATCTCCTAAGAGGCCTTCTTTCTTGCGGCCACTTTCTTTTTACGTTCGTCATAAGTTTTCTTTTCTTTCTGTAGTAGATGCTCAAGGTACACAGAGATGGCTACACCTCTTTCCTTAGCTTGACCCACTACAAATTTCTTTATGCCTGGACTTATCCCCCGACAATAAAAAATCTCTTTCTTCACAACCTTTTTCTTTTTCATGATCACTCCTGTAAAAGGGGACCGGAGTCCCCACAATCTAGAATCTAGAATCTATCTTCTTCTACTGCGTAATCCACTTTCCTTTTACCACTTAAGACAGCTTGATTAAAGACAAAAGCTTTAGCCATCTCCTCTTGTGTAGTCTTACGTGACTTAGTGACATCATACACATGATACGCACCCTTATCCCCTGATACTTTCTTGGTGGTTAGCTTCCAAGAGACAGCACAAGGAGGTTGCTTTACCACAGAGTTGCGATAAAACTGAGTGACAATCTTCTGGCCTGCTTTCCTTGATGTTCTTTTAAAGCTTATGACATATGGTATATCGTCGAGTCCATCCTGAGGTATCAAGACAAACACCTGGATAACTAAATCTCTTTCAACCTTCACACCATTGACCATCTCTTCGTGCGGTAGCTTCTGAGTGTAAGGAACTATGCTATGGAACTCTCCATTGTGCATCTCTTTATATATCGTCTCACTGTGAAACGGGATTATTTCCAGTGAATCATCGGGACCACATAGAACTTCTTCAGTTAGGGAGTCGACGAGTTCACCTGCTTTTGCTTTCTGTTCTTCTACCAAGTCGGACATCTTTTGCATCATAAGGATACGAGGCATTAACAAATCATCCTTGTTAATCTCTACTCCCCAATCTGCACTACTAGGAACAATTGGGTGGGTACTTTTCTCTTGGGCTACGGGTTTCATTTGATTCTTTTTCATCTCTATTCCTTTGTTTATGTAAGTCATACATCAGACTTATCCATTCAATATTTTCATCTATCCATTTTTCCAGGTCTTCAGTTCTTTCTAATTTGTAAGTACTCATCTAGTGTGGGCTCCCCTACCCCTGGTAGTTCAAACAAGGGATCGTTCTCAGCTTCCTGCCGATACCAAGAATTTAAACTCATGGAGTTTACCGTGAGGTACTTAGAAGAAATGTTCTCACCCTTACTTAAGAAGTAGTTAATCATTTCCTTCCGTGCCTCGGGGTCCTTAGGTACATTTACTTTTAACTTCTCAACTTTAGTAATACTACAAAGCCCATCGACACTATAGCTTTTTCTATCTAGCTTATTAAGCGCATCCATTAAAGCACCCTTCGCTTTCTTGTGGATGGCATCGAACTCATTAGAAGTTTTCTTGGCTGCCTCGTAATCCTCTCGACTTTTAACAACTTCTCTACACAATTCATCTAGCTGCTCTACTGTAATGCTCATACTTTCTCCTTATCTTTAACGTATTTCTTTAACTGAAGTTCGGCCAACCTCTCGTTAAAGTGTTTATAAAAGAGCGCCCGTCTATATGGACGCTCGTCAATCTCATGTGTGGTGTGGATATCTACACTGCCCATACTCTGAAGAACTTGGAGAGTATCGTAGTCAAAATACTTTCCTTTCCATTCATCAGCTTGAACTTCATAGTTCCCATCTGCGTGTCTGACTATCTTAATGACATCCCTCTTCCCTATTAACACCTCCTCTTTTAAAAGTTGTCTTAAATATTCTGCTTCTTTTTTCTTATCACCAAATGTTTTCATAGCATATCCAGGATAACTTTACTTACTTCTTGCTTGCTTTCAAGAGCTTGCATAACAAGCTCATCAATCGTATCTTCCATGACCAGGTTGATCTTAGTTATAGATTCGTGAGCTTCTGAGCCTGCTCTGTAGTTTCGCGCTTCGGATTGGAGTTCGTTTCCGAGATTGAAATCCCTTCCGTAGACAATTGAGTAAGCCGCTGATGTAAGGTTGATACCTGCTCCTCCAGTTTTTCGATTGCTAATAATAACTCGGACTCGTTTGTCTGTGTTGAACCTTGTGATTGCATTTTCTTTTTCCTCGTTTGTTTGTTGGCCGGTAAGTAATACATACTCGACTCCAATTCCATCTAACATATCTGCAAGCATGGTATAGCTAGCAATAAAAGATGTCCATATAATTAACTTGTGATCAGGTGTAATCTGTTGAACTAATTCCCTAGTCATGTCAAGCTTAGGATTATGAATGAAGGGAACTTCGTTACCATCTTCTGTCTTAATAAACCCACAACAAATTTGCTGGAGGCGTATCGCTTTAGTAGTTGCTTGCATAGCTACACTAGCATGGGTTGTATCCTTCTTTAAGTCATGGACAAACGTGATCAGCTCCTTCTTCATGTCTTCATACGCAGCTTTCTGCTCCCCTGCCATTGGGATACGGATGTTCTTAACTATGAAGGGAGGTAAGTCCAAGCAATCTTTCTTAAGCACACGACTAGCTTTGCGGTACACTTTATAGGTTAGCTCCTCAAACTTATTCTGAATGGGTATAAATTTGGGGAAATAGTTATGCTTGCTAGACCATTGAGCATTCTCATCATAGAAATACTCAGCTCTGTAAGCAAAGAAGTTCTTGCCAAACGTGGACCCAAGGTCCAGTACCTTGTACTGTTGATACAAGTCCATCGGACTATTAAGTATTGGAGTACCTGTCAGTATGTACCGATGCTTCAAGCTTTCCATGCTGGCCAGCTCATACATGTACTTACCACGTTTGCTTGCATGATTCTTAATGAGGTGGGACTCATCACATACTAAAATTTGGGGAGACCACATGCCAAGAAGCTTACGTACCTTAGCGTTTAGTATCGCCTCGTAATTCAGAATAAGAATACCTGAACCTCCCTTCACGACATCTTCAATCAACTTGATTCTCTTTTGTCCAGGCTTTGAAGCCACATGAATTTGGGTGGGTGGTATGTAAGAGTGCATAAGGATTTCATTCCGCCAGTTCTCAAGCGTAACGATTGGAGAAAAGATTACTGTACGTTGCAGCTCTTTGTACTGTTCACATTTATCACGCAGGATAAGGACCATGCCTCCAGTCTTACCCGTACCCATTTCCCACAGCAAAGCTAGGTCATCATGCTTGCGGCTCAACTCGACCGCCTCTACCTGGTGCTTGAAAGGTTTAAGTTTATATTGCATTAGAACTCCCTTTGTCCTCTAAGCTTTAAGCCAAAGACGCATGTCTGCTTGACGTTATCCACTACCTTACGTTGATAAGTCTTGTACCTGTATAGCCTACGCAGGTTACGTGCAAAGGAACTCAAGTTGACAGGCTTTTGTTGAGTGCTATCCATCTCGAATACATAGGAGCGATACAATTCTTTTAGTGTCGTGTAGTCTTTACTTTCATCCTCTTCTACTAGGAAGTCATTGGCCCACACCTTGAGGGGATCGGACATGTAAGCATAGGAATGTATCTCCTCATCTACTGCCTTGGATGGTGTGAAGTGGTACTCATTTTGTACCAAGCGGAGGTATCCTTCTACTGCCCAATTAAAAATTCCAGGTAGTTCGTCCCTTAGTTTCTCCCTTATCCTTCTATCAATACGCTGGCCCTCGAACGTGGCATTGAATGGGACAATGAGAATCTTTCGAAACATCCCTTTAGTTGTATCTGTATTAGTCGGGAGTTCATTAGCGGCCATGATAAATTTGGTGTTGTTCTTCACGGTCGCAGGGTTTTTATAGAGCTGCTTAATAGTCATGGTCCCACCTGTTACCAGGTTTTTGAAGACAGATGAATCTCTTAGCCCACCCTTTGGTGTCTCTTCTGTTACATTGAACATCTTCCCATGCAAATCATACCGTGCAGTCTCACGGTCCAGGTAGTTAAGAGGTACACTACTAAAGTTTTCCTTACCTGCTAACCACTTCATGACATCTAAGAAGACAGACTTCCCATTGCTACCCTCACCAAGGAGGAAGAGGGCACGTTCCCCTAGCTCAGCGTCCGCATTCGACAAGGCATAGCCCATAAATTCCTGTAGCACAGAGATGATAGACTCGTCGGCCATCGTTACTTCACGCATGAACAACTTGAACCGAGGACAATCTGCATCGGGATCATATTTAAATGGCAGCAAGTAAGTCATCCCTAGATCTTCTGAGTGAGGGTACAATTTGTAGGGGTCCATCGGATGGGTGTCATCCTTAAGAGATGCTGAACCTGGTAGCCTCATGATACCGTTCTCGAAATTCACATAGCCAAAGGGGTTCAAGAACTCTTTGCCTTCAACAACATGGTTAGCTAGTATCTTCTCTACAAACTCAGCTCTTTCTGTAGCTGTGGGCTTAAAATCTACATGAGTTTCGCAGAACTCTTTCAACCTATTAAGGTGCATGATACCCCACCGTTTCTTATCCCAAACATAGACCTCCCGATACTCAGCTAATGAAACATATGGGTGCAGTTGGTAGTAATATTTATATAGGTCATCGTAGTCAGGCTTCCCCTGAACTGGGGGATCTTTCTTTAGATTGAGTACACGAAAGCCAATGTCTTTAGTCCTTATAAAGTTCGGACCCTTGATACTAATAGGTGACTTAACTTTGTGTTGATGTGGACAACCTGCACACTTGCTCCAAAGATAATTGAAATGTTCACATGTCACGGGGCCGGACGCTTCCAAGGCTTGGTCAATCTTGTCATCGGTTTCTTCTGGCACATACCCTTGGTATCCCTTGCTATATTCGTGGGCCATCTTCCTGTCGGTCCGACCTAACACAGAGAGAGCTGCGTACCACACGGGCTCAGGTACATCGTCTGGATTGTCCTTCATGAGTTGGAACACCTGACATTGAGACACCCCTTCGGGATCTACCTTAAGGTGACTCATCATCTTTGGGTCGAGGGCTTTGATAGTCTTGCGCTTGCTATCACTTGCGCTCTCACCCTTAGCTTCCTCAGTTTCTAAAGGCTCCAAGAAATTCTTAATGGGTTCGATGTTACCTTGAATCAACTTAGCATCGACGTATGGTTTGCCTGGTTTACCGTTGGCCGTGCCTGGTAGGCGCAGCAACCTACCCGTTGACCATACCGCTGGGTCGGCATGTCCAGGAAGCGAGGCTCTTTGCATGGCCTCATCAATCTTAGCGCAACATTCCTTATACTCTTTCCTTCTTAACTTAAAGTATCCACCATCTGTTATAGGTTCAGTGATTCCAATGACTAGCTGCAAGCCATGACCCGACATGACTATGCCCGTAGTATCATAGCTCAAACCGAGGGCATTAAGTACCACATCTATATAGTCATCGGTTCGGCTCACATCGATGTCATCTATATCAAAGGGGATAACCCATTGCTCTTTAAGCTTGCGCCCGCTTTCTTCTAGGCAGTCGGCCGCTGTATAATAAAGGTTAACTCTGTCCATCGGGGTGATTAAGGATAGGTATTTGTCTAAGTCTTTGAAGAGTTCTCTAACCGATGGCGCTCTCCACCCACGACCGAAAAACTCTTCTCTCTTTTGACGCTTGCCGTGTTGGTTCTCGTATTCACGCAAGCCTAAAATTTGAATAGGCATTTTTACTCCATTAAAAAAGTGACGGGGTCAATGCTTACGCATCTACCCCATCTAGTCAACAAAATTTATTTATAGATTAGCTGCGTTGATTGCGAGTGCTTTCAATCAGCTCACTCATTGACTCGGTTACGGTAAAGTAAGAGTCCTGAATGGCCATAGCCAAGACCTCATGGTAAGCCTCCATGATGTGGCTTCGATCGACCTTGCCAGGTGTTGACGCTGCCAGTTCAATGACATGTCTTAATGGATACTCTTCAATTAGCTTGTCACTTTTAAATGATGAGGGTAAACTTTTTGTGTTCATACAATCTCCGATTTTTGTATTGACATTATTATGTGTGGATAGGCGGCCACCTATCCACACTATCTATTAGTATATTCTACGCCATGAAGTATGGTCCTCATTCTTTCGAACCACCTCCACTATATCATTATTAAAATGACATTCATCAGCTAGCGGATAGTAAAACCTGGTATGGAAACGAGTGTCTTTATTGAACAGCTCGACGTACCCGTTTGCTCTCTTAGTTACCTCAAAAAAATGTTGAGATCCCGTGTTGCGGTTGGTCATGATCCAGAATGTTCCAAGGTTAAGGGCTCTACGAAAACCACTAACGCTTTCAATTGGTTTCATATAGCCTCCTCACTCGCAGTAAAATAGTTCTTAACTAAGTAATCCTTAAGGGTACGTGCTGCATATATCTTCTTCTCATTTACATGCCAATCATGGGGGTCTCTTCTTTTTAGTCCATCGGTCCAATCCCCCACATCAGACAGGCCATCATTAGTTACCATTGCCACCGTGTAGAAATAAGAATCGGGTTGACCGTGAACAACAAAAGCAACATCCCCTTGATCTTCAATCGCCAATATCTGGAGGTTGTGGCGTTGTATCTCATCCATAAAACTTAAGATGGATTCAATCGATGTACCTCTCAGGTGTACTCCATTCATAAAACAATCTCCTTTGCAAGTGCTTGCAATCACTCGATAAATGCAAGCGACATTTAGTGTTGAGTAAAATTGTAAGAGGATAAAAAGAAAACTGTCAACAATTATTTTTATTTATCTCACCAAGAATTAAAAGATGTTCGCGCTCTCTACATTATTATTTTATTTTATTTCCTGAATTGCCTGGAAAATTTTGGATGTGAATTTCCTAAACAAAATTTATTTAGTAAATAGATTTTATTTATAAACAAAAATTGTTTAGCTCAATAGATTCTATTGATGTCAGGTACAGGTAGACAAGACCTAGACTAAATTAAACGGTGTTCTTCCCGGGAATGAATGCATCGCACAACAATAAGAATCATTCATAAACAGAATCTAACTACCAATAAAATTAATAGAGCGAGTATGATCAATGGATTTTATTTTGTCAATGGGAAATGTTTATCAATAGGAATTGTTTGTAAACAAATTTTATGGCCAGGCCAGGCAAAAAGAAAGCCCCATGATAGGGGCTTGAATGAAGGAAGGAAAGTTTTATTGATCGTGATTAAGAGACAGCATGATCTTTAGGTGGGCGTTTATTTGGGCAGCATCCTCATGCAATGTGGACAGAGTACCTTCGTAGTACTCAGATTGACGGGCAGTTTCTACCAGAAACTCGTCAAGTTCTTCTTCGGATAATTCATTGATGTGCCGACTAAAAGAGTTGATGTCTTCGATTAATCTTTCGTACGTTGATACCAGGTCCGATAGGTTCATAGATTCTCCAATAAAAGAATGGCCCAAAGTAGGGCCATGTAGGTTATAGATGTTAGGATAAATAGTTTTGAGTGACTCACTTTTTCCACCATGGTTTGCTCAAGTGTTCGACTCGTTTAGTTAATGCGGCTATTTCTGCCTCCAAATCGGTGGCATAATTTCTTAGTTCTCTCAGCTCTTTTTGGGTCTCAGTTTCCCCAGTAAAAACTTCTTCAAGACTTTCATTGATTCCATTTACCAAATCATTTTCTGTTTTCTTTGATGTAAGAAGTGACTTGTCCAGTACCTCTTTTAGTTCATCGAGTAGTCCCAACTCAATGCGCTGTGCTTTTAGTTTCTTGACGTTTTCTGCCTTCTCAAAACCGGATGTGTTCTTGATTCTCCAAGACAACATGTTGTCCACTTCATACTTTTGATAGGACGCAATTGATTTACATACTAGGTTTAAGTGATCATTGCTCAATCTTTTCTTCATTTTGTTCTCCGAGTTATTGCGAGTTTATTAAAAAGTTTATGACATGCCATTGTCCACCTGTCCATGAGCAAATCACTAATTGTAAAGTTTACACAGTAGACACTGTCATCCTGTCCGGTCGATTTTAGTAGACTGTCTTTTATATAGATAAATTTTCCTTGGGTGTCCGACCTAGATGCCTATAAACATTGGGTGTTTAGGGGATTATGGACAAGAGGACAAGTAGTTTCTTCTTCTTAAAATAATTAGAGTATAACACAGAGCAGTATAATATAATAAATTAATATAGTAAATAAAAAATATATAGAAGTTTATAAGTGGGTGTCTGCCTGTCCACCCTGTCCATTCAATAAATTTAATTGGCACAAACAAGATTCATTGATACCCTTGGTGCAGAGGGTAGACAACACATGAACAGCGCAACATTTTAATGTAAGAAACATCGACCCCCTTGGTCAATTGATCCGGTGGGGCATCTATATATGTCAAAAAGTTTGGCCATTATTCCCTGGACCTTTGGCTCAGGGCTCAAGAATCGGAGGGGGGTACACCCAAAGTTGGCGCAAGGATACTAACGTAGTATCGCCGCGCACACTGGGACAAGAATCTGAAAGTAGTATGCTGCACGGCAGGGTAGACAGCGCTATCTATTGCGGTACAATAAATTATGCACCAGAACTGTAAACTCTGTGGAAGACCTGTATTGAAATCTAAAGAGCTATGTCGTGAATGTTTCGATGAAACCTTGGCACAGATGCAAGCGTATGCAAAAAAATTGGAATTGCAAGAACGGGCGCGAAAGGTTAAATTGGAAGAAGAGAAAGTTGAATCGATTCATGAGGCTGGGTCCAGCTTCGTTGACGTACATAAATACGAAGAAGTTCCAAGAACATGTTTAAAGTGTGACAGAGACTTTTTGGCAAAAGGGAAATTCAACCGAATATGCGAGAGATGTACGCCAAAAACTTTTAGGCAACCTTGGGAGCATGGGTAATGGAAGATGACAGAAGCGTATATAAACTAGTTAATGGGGCCTTACAAGTTAGGGACATAGAGACTGGTGAACTTACAGGGGAATCTGGAAAGTGGGTGCGCCCTGTAGCAGTTAAGGAATACAGCGTTGCGTTGGGGGAACACGTATGCGACCTGGTAAGACGAGGCGACACATACAACGTCATTACCACAAAAATGAACCTAGGCAGTCCCCAAACCATTTACAGATGGAGAAACAAGCATCCAGATTTTGACGAGCAATTAAAAGCCGCTAGACGCGATAGGGCCGATTACTACCATGACCAAGTTATGGAAGTTGCACAGAGGGCTAACATAGACAAAGATGAAGTATCCGCTTTGAAGCTTAAAACAGATTTATATAAGTGGGGAGCAGAGAAAGCAAATCCCCAGGAATATGGAGCGCAGACCAAAATTACTGGCGACACTAACGCGCCACTACAAATCGTTGTAGATACTGGGATTAAGCGAGAGGAAGATAATGATGTCATCGAAGGCGAACTTGCTGACTCTAAACCTGAAGAGATAGATGCTAGTACAAGTAGTAGTGATAATGATGAAAAAGAGAGAGGGGCTAGCGCAGATATATGAGCTACTCTTTCTCCCTGCTGACGGTGACTATCCCGAATATCTACATATCGAAGATGAGGAGGGTCATCATGTCTTGGCAATTCACAGTCACTATACCAAAAGAGGTGTCCTTGTTTTTAAAGAAGTTACCGTGCAGAATGGGGATACATATTAAAAGGTTGGATAAAACGGGGTCATTTCATTTGCCGCTTCGGTTTTCCTGCGCTTGCAAAAAGAAAATGGAGTGGAAATGACAAAGGTTCAAAAAGTATCGACTGGATACGTCCCTCGACCACTGCAAGCAGAAATTCACAAGAGCTTGCGCAGGTTTAACGTCTTAGTTTTACACCGGAGGTTTGGTAAGACCGTACTCTCCATCAATGAAATGAACGACCGCGCTTTACGAAACACAAGAAAAAATCCACAATATGCTTATATCGCTCCTACTTACGGCCAGGCTAAAAGGGTTGCTTGGGAGTATATCAAAGATTTCACACGCAAGATTCCTGGGGCGAAAGCAAACGAAGCTGATTTAAGAGTAGATATTCCACGACCGAACAGAGAAGACAAAATAAGAATTATGTTACTGGGAGCAGAGAATCCTGGTAGTATCCGGGGGATTTATCTTGATGGCGTTGTACTCGACGAATACGCGGAAATGGACCCTACCATTTGGAGCCAAGTCATTAGACCTGCACTGTCTGACCGTGAGGGCTGGGCGATTTTTATCGGGACACCTAAAGGCCAAAATCATTTTTACAGTCTTTATAGTCAAGCGCAATCGTATGAGGATTGGTACGTCCGTTTGTTTAGAGCTTCAGAGACAGGGGTTATTGCCCAGAGTGAACTTGAAGCTGCACAGCGTGAAATGAGCGAAGAAGAATATGAACAAGAATTCGAATGCAGTTTTACAGCCGCCCTTGTTGGATCGTATTATGGTAAGCTACTAGACAAGGCGGAAAAAGATGCACGAATATGTAATGTACCTTATGATCCTAATGTGCCTGTGGACACTTTTTGGGATCTTGGTATAGGCGATACCACAGCGATATGGTTCTGTCAGACAGTAGGGCAAGAATTTAGACTTATCGATTACCTGGAAGAAGGTGGTCAAGGGTTGGATTTCTTTGTACGCGAACTTAAGAAGAAGCCATACATTTATAGAGAACACACTCTCCCTCACGATGCGAGAGCGAGAGAACTGGGTACTGGCAAGAGTCGGGAAGAAACGCTTCGTGGCCTTGGGCTCAGGCAGTTATACATATTACCTAGGTGGAGCGTGGATGATGGAATCCACGCTGTAAGGATGTTGCTTCCTAAGTGCTGGTTTGATAAAGTTAAATGTGAGCGCGGCATCTTGGCATTAAGGAATTATCAGCGTAAATGGGACTCCAAGAATCAAATATTTTTGGCCAAGCCTAAACATGATTGGGCATCTCATGGTTCGGATGCTTTCAGGTATTTGGCCATGGGATCGAAGTCTGAAGTCCAGAGAACGGATGCCAAAAAGTTACCTAGACAAGTGTTAGAGGAATACGACTACTTTACATAGGATTTGTTATGGCAATGGGAAAAGCAAGAACAGTAAGCCAAGAAAGGCGTGGTGGGCATTTAAAAAAATATAGGACAGGAAAATCTTACTGGTATGGGATTGATAAAGGTGATTGGGAAAGTCTTTTAACTAAAGGCGCATCCCTTGCAACTCTTCAGACAACCGATCTTTCTGAAATGAATCCTGATGTAAGTGAAATAGGCGAGCTTCAGACAAAGGTTAAACATACTCCCCATTACAGTGGGTGGGGTCCATGGAAAAGGCACATTGGAGATACAACAGAATATGTCGGATTAGGAAAAGAAGTTACTGAACAACAAACAGGACGGGATCTTTTTAATACGGCTAAACAAGCTAAAAGCCATGTTGACAGAGTTCTTGGGATATTTGCAAAAAGAAAACAAGAAGCTTCATTAAGACAAAGAGCACCTGGAAGGGCCGCTACTATGCTTACAACAAGAAATAAAACACAGCTAACAGGATATTAAAATGGCGGCAGAGCAGATAATAAGAAGATTCGAGCAACTTAAAAGTAATAGGCTTAATTGGGAAGATCACTGGCAAGAGCTTGCGGACTACGTTCTTCCTCGTAAAGATGATATATATAGAACCAGGACTTATGGAGAAAAGAAATACAATAAGATTTTCGACTCAACTGGTATTCATGCTAACGAACTTCTTGCATCAGCTTTGCATGGAATGCTCACAAATCCTAGCACTCAGTGGTTTGAACTTACAACTGGTAATGAGTTATTGGATCAGGATGATGACATTCGTCTTTGGCTTCAGACGGCCGTTAGGCAAATGCATAAGGTACTTAATAACAGTAATTTCCAAACAGAGATTCACGAAGTCTATTTAGATTTAGGATCGTTTGGTACTTCTTGTATGAGAATGGAAGAAGATGAAGAGGATGTTATTCGGTTTCAGTCACGCCCTATATACGAGGCTTACATAGATCAAAATAACAAAGGGTCTATTGATACTGTTTATAGAAGTTTCTTTTGGACCGCTAGGCAAATTCAGCAAGAGTTTGGTGACGACATATTAACCGATAATATGAAGCAACAGATTAAAGGAAAGCCTAATGATAGGAATGACCAGTATGAAGTTATTCATGCAGTTGAACCTATTGATACTGATTACGATGGGCCTAAGCTTAAAGGTAAAGGTTTTCTGTATAGGTCGATATATGTTTTAAGGGAAACTAAAGACATACTATCTTATTCTGGGTTCAAGGAATTTCCTTATTTAATTCCTCGTTGGACCAAGATAGCAGGAGAAGTTTATGGTAGAAGCCCTGCCATGAAAGCTCTTGCAGATATTAAGATGATCAATCAAGTAATGAAAACAACTATTCGTTCGGCTCAAAAGACCGTTGATCCTCCTTTGATGATGCCTGATGACGGAATACTCCTCCCGATTAAAACCGCACCAGGTGGGATAAATTATTACAGAGCTGGATCAGCAGACAAGATTGAGCCATTGCAGACGGGGAGTCGTGTGGACTTTGGATTCCAGATGATGGAACAGATCCGTATGAGAATAAGGGAAGCGTTCTTTATAGATCAACTTCAACTGGGGTCCGGTCCACAGATGACCGCTACAGAAGTTTCACAGCGTACTGAAGAAAAGCTTAGGTTACTTGGGCCGATACTTGGGAGACAGCAATTTGAATTGCTAAGACCTCTCATTGATAGGCAGTTTAATATTATGATGAGAAAGAATCTCTTTCCTCCTGCCCCACCTGCGCTTTCCGATGCAATCCTTCAGGTTCAATATTCCTCTCAAATTGCGAAAGCACAGCGTTCCGCCGATGCTCAAAGCTTTTTAAGAGTCTTTAATATTGTAGGTCCGTTAATGCAAGCTAAACCTGAAATGCTTGACAATGTAAATGGGGACCAGTTATTAAGATATGTTTCTAGAGCTTATGGGTTGCCCGAAGAAGTCTTAAATCCTCTTGACGAAGTAATTGGTCAAAGGCAAGCTAGGGAACAGCAAGCAGCCATGGCAGAGCAAATGGCTCAAGAGCAGCATCAAGCTGAAGTCACTAATAAGATGGCTCCGGCGGTGCAAGCGTTTGCCCCTGAAGCATAGGAGGACTTTTGGCTAAGAAAGAAGCTAAGCAAGTCGATATAGTAATCGACTATAAAACAGTATTCGATTCTGAAGCAGGTCAAAGGGTACTTTACGATTTAATGAGAAACAATTACCTGCTGTCCACAACTTACACATCAAACATTAATGAGATGGCGTTACGAGAAGGATCAAGAAATTCTATCCTTCGAATTATGTCAATATTAAAAATAGATGTTAACAAAATGAATGAATTAATTCAGAAAGGACTAGAGAGGGAAAATGAGTACACTGACTGAAACAGCTGAAGCGGTTCAAGAACCAGTACAACAATCTGAACCTGCTCAAGAGCAAGCACCTGCAACAAATGATTGGCGGTCTTCATTACCGGAAGACATTAGGGAAGATCCATCTTTACAACCGTTACAAGATGTCAATGCTTTGGCAAAGAGCTATGTCCATTCTCAAAAGATGTTGGGGGCAGACAAAGTGGTAGTTCCTGGCAAGTATGCGACACCTGATGAATGGAGAAGTTTTTATCATAAAGTTGGGTTACCTCAAGAGGTTAATGATTATGAAGTTACCTCCGCGAATACGGACGTTGATGAGGAATTTTTTAAGGATTATAAAGAAGCTTCCCACAAAGCTGGTGTACTGCCTAGCCAAGCTCAGGAAATGTTTAACTGGTATTTGGATAAAGCGAATGCAGAAGTTCAGAGGCAGGAAGTAGAAGAGGAGCAATCAATAGAAAATTCTCTTAAAACTCTCCAAACTGACTGGGGCAATGCTTATGAAGTTAAGTTAAATGCTGCTAGAAATGCCGTAAATCATTTTGGAGATGACGGGCTTAAGGATTATTTAGATTCTTCGGGGCTAGGTAATAACCCCAATCTAATAAAAGTTTTCTCTAAAATTGGAGAAACTCTGTCAGACGATAGCTTTAAAGGGGATTCAAATCCAGGCAATTATGGCCGCACTCCAGAACAAGCTCAAGCCGAAATCAATGAGATTATGGCCGATCCTAAACATCCTTATTTTGATAAGCAGCATCCTAATCACAAAAAAGCCTTAGAAGATATGCAGAGATTGTTTACATATAAAGGATAGCGCATTAAAATTTACTTTGGGATGGTGTAAGCTATAGGTATGGGGTAGTCGTTAAGATCCTAGTAGAAGATGCCTATAATTGGATCTCATATTCGTGGGGCAATCCGATAGATCAAACCGAATAACTAAAATTAAAAGGGAGTAAATCATGAGTAGTGAAATAACTACAGCGTTTGTGAAACAGTTTTCATCAAATGTTTTTCACCTCTCCCAGCAAAAAGGTTCTCGATTAGCGGCTGCCTGTCGAAATGAATCACAAACTGGGAAGAGTGCTTTTTACGATAGAATTGGTGCAGCTACTGCGCAAAAAAGAACATCGCGTCACGCGGATACTCCACAAATGGACACTCCGCACAGTAGAAGACGTGTTACTCTAGTTGACTATGAGTACGCGGATCTTATCGACGATGCTGATAAACTCAGAATGTTGATTGATCCAACGTCTGATTATGCGCAAGCAGCTATGTGGGCATTGGGTAGAGCTAAAGATGATGTTATTATCGAACAAGCTCTAGGCACAGCTTACGGCGGAGAAGAAGGTGCAACGTCTGTAACACTTGGTCTTGCTAATAAGATCGGTGCTTTCGATGGTACTGATACAGATGGTGTTAACATGAACGTAGCAACTCTAAGACTAGCTAAAGAAAAGCTAGATGCTGCTGATGTTGACGAATCAATTCCGAGATTCCTTGCTCTAGGATCTTCTCAGCTTATGAGTCTTCTAAGTGAAACGTCTGTTACAAGTTCAGACTTCAACACTGTTAAAGCTCTTGTTCAAGGTGAAATTGATACCTTCTTAGGATTCAAGTTTATCAGAACAGAAAGACTTAAAACTGTGTCAGGCGCGAGTGGTGACTGGGATAAAAACACAGGTAAGTTTGTTTCAGGTGAAGGCGAAAGTTTTGTTGACGGTGCTAGAAGATGTTTTGCTTGGGCACAAGACGGGCTATTGCTTGCAACTGCTAAAGATGTTCAGGGCAAGATTTCTGAAAGAGCTGACAAATCCTACAGTACACAAGTTTATGCTTGTATGGGGATTGGGGCAACCAGAATGGAAGAGGACAAAGTAGTAGAAATTTTATGTGCGGAAGCATAAGGGGTAATTTATGGCAACTTTATATGGTGTAAATCGTACCCTACTTAATAACGTGCCTGAGCAAAAGATTCCTGCTGGGGAACAATCAGGTCGTTTAAGAGTAGCTTACGATAGTTATACAACTGCTGGGGCAATTGGGACTGACGTTATTCATTTAATGAAAATTCCTAAGGGTGCTAGGATTCTTGATGTTAGAGTAAAGCACGGTGCTCACAGCAATAGTGGGACTCTTGATATCGGTTGGCTTGCTTCAGATGATGCTGTTGAATCAGCAGATGATGACGGCTTTTTCAATGAACTAGCTGTTAACGCTGCTGGGTCTAACGGTATGGAAATTTCAACTGTTAACCCTGTGGGGATTAACAAAAAGTTTGATGCTGAAGTCCAGGTAACTGTTAAGAAAGGCGCAACAAACACAAGTGCCGCTGCTGAAATCGCTTTAGCAATTTTTTATGTAATAGATTAATGATAGGGGCTTCGGCCCCTTTCTTTTAGGAGTCGCGTCGTGCCGCTAACAACAACAGAAGTTACGATTTGTAACTCTGCTCTTATTAAGTTAGGCGCAGAGAGAATCAACTCCTTAGACGAAACAAACAAACGAGCAAGACTTTGTAACGAACAATACTCTAAGTTACGTGACGAAGTTCTTCGTTCACATCCCTGGAACTTTGCAATCAAAAGGGTCGCTCTTTCATCTACAGGTGAAGAACCTTTATTTGATTATGACTACGAGTTTACTGTTCCAACAGATGTTTTAAGAGTCTTATCACTCCACGATAAAACAATTAGGTGGAGGCTAGAAGCAGGAAGGAAATTGCTTGCAGATTCTTCCGAAGTAAAAATTGAATACATTGCCCAAATTACAGCGGCGGCGGAATTTGATACATACTTTGCGGAGGCATTAGCTTTGAGGCTTGCTTCTGATTTAGCTTATCCTTTGGTGCAAAGTTTGAATTTACAGAACTCTATGCTTCAACGGTATGAACTTCACATGAAGAATGCCAGAAGTCTAGACGCTCAAGAAGGCACCCCAAATGATTTAATAGACGACTCATGGGTAGAGATTAGACTATGAAGTATCGGGTAATACAAAATGCTTTTATAAGTGGGGAACTCAGTTCTAAACTTGATGCCCGTACTGATATAAAAGAATATAAAACAGGGGTGGCTCAACTAGAAAACTTCTTTGTCAGAAGACAGGGGGGAGTTTCACGCCGTCCTGGTTTTAAACACGTAGCGGATTTTAGTTCGATAACCTCGACAGCAAAATTAAAATTACTTCCTTTTATTTACAGTAAAAACGAAGCCTATGTAGTTGCAATCGAAGTTGTTTCAGTTGATAGCATTAAAATAAAAATCTATAACAATGCTGGGACTAAAGTATATGATACCGCTACAACAATAGGTGCTGCAAGCGGCGCAAACGCTGCACGAGGTTTGCCTAATTTAGATGAGGCAGCTTACGGGTTTAATGGAATTCAGTCTGCTGACGTAATGTTTTTAACTCATGCCGAAGGAGTTATGAAACCTTTGGTAATTGCTCGAACTGCATCGGATACGTTTACAGTTACTTCTTACCTAACCTATTATTTTAGTTCTACTCAAGAGTGTTTGGCACATCCATTTCAAGATACGAATGTTAACCCAGATTTTAGAATTCTTTGGGCCGGAAACGAAGATGCGTCTTATGGTGAAGACATTACCTTTGATATGTACGACACAACTGGCGGCTCGACTGCTACAGATAGGCAGCCTTTCTTTAGGGCAAACCCAAGGGCAGGTCATCATGGCACTCTTGTAAGGGTAAATTCTGCAACGAAATCTTTTATTGCCCAAATAAAAACGGGGACGGATGGAATCCCTGCGGTTGATGGTCTTACGATTGCCTCTCATGAATCAGGTAATGTTCTTAGGCTATCAGGTACATGTAATTTTCAAGTTAATGATGTTGTTACTTTTACAGGGACTTCATCTCAGATACCTACAAATATAACTGCAAGCCAAGAATATTATGTTAAAACGGTTTCAGGTACTGACATTACTATCTCTGAGACTAGGCAAGGAACAACTGTGGTACCTTCAGGGAATACAGGGGCAACTTGCAATATAATCAAAACCAGTTTGGTAAACGCAGATTTAATCGTAGATACTGACTCAGGAATTTCTCCTGCTTCAGTAGATAATTGGGCCATAGGAAGCTGGGGTAATTATCAAGGTTATCCTAGAACTGTTACAGCTTTTGAACAAAGATTAATCTGGGGTGGATCTATTCAACAACCCGATACAGTTTGGGGGAGTCTGTTAGGCAATATGTTCCATATGATGGAAGAAAGGCTTGATCAAGACAAGAATGATACTGCAGATGCTTCGGGAATGAACTTCTTTGCCGCAAGCGTACAGGCTACAGATCCTTTTCAATTTACTTTAGCAGCTCAGGAAGTAAACGCGATACAATGGATGTCATCGCAAAGAGGTATTGAAGTAGGGACACTCGGCGCTGAATATATAATTTCAGGCGGCGACAATGCTATTAGTAGTTCAAACGTGCAAGTCCAAGTCCAGACAAACCACGGAGGGTCGTCTGTTCGTCCTGTAAGGGTTGCTAGAGGTACTTTGTTTGTTTCTAGAGATGGGCAGTTAGTTAGGGAGTTTAAATATAATAATGATGAAGGTTCATATATTACTCAAAACTTTTCAATAACTTCAGATGAAATTATTCACCATTTATTTACGGATACTGCTTCTTATGCTGGCACTAAAATTTTGGACATGGCTTATCAAAACTCCAGAGGAATCCTCTGGTTTGTCACCAGTAACAATGCCCTCGTCGGAGTCACGCTTGATGCAGATACAGGAACAATAGCGTGGCACAGACACACTCTTGGAGGCACGGATGCCGCCGTTCAAGGTTTATGTGTTATCCCTAATAGTGATGGTACATTTGATGATCTTTATATTTCTATTAAACGAACTATAGACGGTGGGAATAAGTGGTACTTAGAAAAGATTGGTGACGACTTTGAACACACGCTATTAAAAAATGTTAGTACCAGTGATGATGATCAACCTTATTTTTCTGATTCAAGTTTAAGAATTAAGCTTGCGGATCAGACATCTTCGATTACTCATTCGGGGGTAAGCACTGGATCGGATACAATTACTTTTGGTTCTAATCACAATCTGGGAACGGGAACTAAATTTAGGTTCAGTGCAGTTGGTGGTACGCTTAGTTGGCAACTTCAAACTAGTAATGCTTTCACTGCAAATGCCTCTAATGAGCAGTTAACATTTGTTCAAGATCATGGCTTGGCAGTAAATGATTTGTTAAGGTTTTCAACTTCAAATACATTGCCAGCAGGTCTTTCAACGGGTACAGATTATCAAGTAAATTCGGTAGTTAGTTCTAAAATTATAACAGTGAAGGCATCAGGTGGATCAGCTATTAATATCACTGATACGGGAACAGGTATTCATAGGCTTATCAAGCGCGCTGATGTTGCTACCTCCATTGATTATTATTGTGTGCGCCATAGTGCTACTGCGATTAAAATAGCTATAAACGCTGAAGATGCTTTTAATAATAACTATGTGGATCTTATTACAACAGGATCAGGAACACATACTATTGCGCCTTCAGAGGGTTGGCTTATTGGCGGCTTAGCACATTTAGAGGGTGAAGAAGTTGAGGTGCTTGCTGATGGCTTTCATGAGCAAGATGGGTTTATTCCTAGTCCATTGCAATTTATAAATAGTGCTATAAGTGATAATAGTGGGTTGCAGATTGCACTGCCTGACCATAATTTATTCCCTGGTACGAAGGTGCAATTGGCATCTTCAACAGGCACGTTGCCTACAGGGTTGTCGGCAGATACAGATTATTATGTGAACTGGGTAAGTTGGGATGCTATAAGATTGTCTACTACAGAAGCAGGTGCGCTTGCAGGGACAGGGCTTATTGCTCACAATGCAGGGGCTTCTAGTACCACTTATACAGTTTACCCTATGTCTAGCCCTATGAGAGTTAAAGATGGGATGGTAGGCATTAGACCTACTTACTCAGCAGGAGGGGCAATTACGGGTGCAATTACAGAAGCAATTGTAGGAATTAAATATATATCTAAATTAAAAACTATGAAGCTAGATGCTGGCCAAGAATTTGGGACTTCTCAAGGGAGTTTGAAAAGGAACGAGGCAGTTATTCTTAAGTTCCACAAAACGTATGGTGGAAAGTTTGGGACTGCTAGTGACGAATCAAATTTAGAAGAAATTGTTTTTAGGGAAGCAGGTCATGGTATGGGGTCGGCATTAACTTTATTTACTGGGGATAAATATTTAGATTTCCCTGGTACAGCAGAAAGGTTCTTTCAGGTCGTTGTTCACCAGGATAAACCTTTGCCTATGTCTCTTCTTGGTATTATTCATAGAGGGGTGACGTATGATTAAAGGGGGTTTGTAATGTGGGTATGGGCAGCAGTTGCGGCAGCAGCTTCAGTTTATGGGGCCGTTAAAGGTTCACAAGCAGAGTACGCAGCAGGACAAGCTAAGTCTGAAGCGGCTATGCGAAACGCTGAGTATTTACGAGAACAAGCAGATTTTGCTAGGCAATTAGGTGCGACTAGGCAGCTTCAGTACCAAGATAAAGCAAATCGGTTTCGGTCTCAGCAGCAAGGGTTGTTTGCTAAAGCAGGGGTTGATTTAACAGGGTCTGCCTTGCAAGTAATAGGGCAAACAAGCGCGAATATGGAAAGAGATTTAGCTCAGATTAAGTGGACAACTGAAAACGAAGCTAGGTTTGCTGATTTAAAAGCTAGTAATTATGAGAGGGCTGCCGCAGACGCAGTGAAAGCAGGTGCACAAGGGGCTAATCTTGCTTTAGTTAAAGGTTTAGGTGGGGTTGCTACGAGTATGGCAATGATTGGAAAAGGCGGAGGCACTACAGGTTCAAGTATATTGACTGGAATGGGTCAAGCAGCCCAAGGTGTAGGGACTATGTTTAGTAATTTTGGGTCTCAAGTTTCTTCAGATTGGAGTAGATTCAGCAGAATGGGTACAGGATACAGGGGTTAAATTATGCCAAAAATACCTACATTAGAAAGACAATCCCCTGGAGCTAGACCTATTTTAATGGACGTAGACCGAGGGGGGTCCGGTCGGGCGGCAAGAGCCGAGGGAGATGTTGCGCAAGCACTTGGTAAAACAGTTGTTAAGATTGCGGAGTTATTTGGTAAAGAAGATCAAGATGCTAAGAAAAATAGAATTAATTCTGCTACAAATGCAGGGTATACTCACATTCAAAACATTGCTTATGAAACACAGACTAGGGAAAGTAGTGGGAGAGGGACTTATCAATACTATGATAAAGGAACTTCTGATGAGAGCATAAATAAAATTTTAGACGAACATACATTTCAGGACGACGACGAAAGGAAGGAAGCTTTTAATAGTATAGTTGCCGTAAGGAATAGTGTTCGTGGCAAAACGATTATGCCTTTGGCTGTTCAAAACGCGATTATTCTTAGAACAAATCAAATGGAAAAAAAGGCAAATGCCTTAACAGAAAAGATTCCTGAGTTTGGGATATATGCTAATCCTTTGTATTTACCTAAGCTTGAAAACGGGGAATATAAAATCCCTAATTTATCTGACCAGTTACAGAAAATTATTGATTTTGGTAGGGGTGCTCCTGACGGGAAGGGTGGATTTAAACCTAACTATCTTACTGAGCTTGAATTTCAAGAGTCTAAAGATCAGCCGTTTTTTTCTTTTTTAGATTTTGATAAGGTAGAGGAAAAAGGCAAAGTTAGGTATAAAGTTTCTTTTAGTGGTGACTATGCCAACATGACTCCCCAACAAATGGATAGGATGAAACGTGCTCTTAGCCACAAAATTTTAGATAAGTTATATAATCATGCGGAAAGTTTTATTAGTCAGGCAGAAACTCAGGAAGAATTAGAGAAGTTCGATAAAAAAGTTAAGATCCCAGGGATCGATGAGGAAACAAACCAACAGGCATGGCAAGAAGTTAAGATAAAAAATCCTATTACAAATAAAACCGAAACCTTGACGACTATAGGTTATTTGGAGCAATTACTTTCCGCAAACAGAAAACAACTTGAAGTAAAAATTAAAGGCGAAAAAACTATATATGATAATTTAAGCACTAAAATATTTGCCTTGCGTGAGAAATATAATAGCCGAATGGATAAGATCCTTAAAGGAAAACCAGGGGAAAAATTAAAACGGGCCAACACTTTTTATGGTGAGTTGTTTCAAAAGCAGGATCGGCTAGAAGCCTTGGATGCGCAGATTAAAACAAAGGGCCGTGCTGCTGGGTTTGAAACAACAAGAGATGATAAAGGCGCAACAATAGATGAGTTAAGTAAATGGCGTAAAGAAGCATTGACAATAAAAAACGAAATACACGGTATGGTTAGAAATTTTAACGGGAAACATTCGGATGTGGTAAATTTTCGTACAGCAGAAGGCGTGTACACTGCATTTAAAAAAACCTATGCGGATAAATATGTAAATATTCTTATGCGTGAAGTAGATGATTTGTATGAGACATTTGGAGGCAACGTAAAACCAAATGAGTTACAGCGATTCGATCGAAAGTTTAACGAATACGTGTCCTCGTTACCAATAGCGCATAGGAAATCAATTGTAGCTTACAAAAGAACAATGGAAAAGGGGAACTTGCCTCCTGGTTATAGGACTAAAGCGACCGCAGCTTTAGAACATTTATGGACTAATAGATTTAGGCGACCCCTAAAAGTTCTTCGTGATGAAGCAGGACCGGATGTTGTGTTGTTTGGTAAGATGAAAATGGAATTTTGGAGAGTTGCTAAAGAAGGGGTTAAGAAAAATAATGCTTGGGTGGTTAGACCTAATTACCAATCAGAACCTCAAGACGTAATGAAACATTTAAAAACTACGATATCAAATAGAGAAGGGGACACCCCAAGTTATATAGATAAAGAATTACAAAACGAACAGGAATTAGCTGTAATTAAAGTAAAGAACAGATACCCTGAATTAATTAAAAAAGATGGGTTTCCTGGGTTATATGAAGCTTTGCAAGCTTATGATAGCAATGATCCACGAGAGTTTAAAAAAGCATCTAGGAAACTCCGATCAAATATTATGGCTTTTCGAAGATTGTATCCGCCTAAAGGTCAGAAACAGCAGCTTAGATATCGGGGCGAAATAAAGTACGATCAAAAATTTCTAGGTAGAATGAGAAAAATGAATCGAAAAAGAAAACAGTTCGGGACTTTTAATTGGAAAGTATTTGTTGAATCTGTAAACAATATGATGATAGGTATTACTGTTCTTGGTAAAGCTCAAGCAAGGGATTAATTATGGTTATGGAAGTGGACACAATACCTTTTAGACCTACAGAAGAGGAAGAAAGAGAAGAACCTTTTTTTCTTTTTGGTCAAGAAGCTATTGATGATGACGAAGAACAACAAATAGAAATCCCGTATAGATCAGAAACCCCTATTACTCCTGCCCAAGAAAAATTGGATGACAATGCACTAATGAGATATATCGGGGACATAGATCCAATAGAATTTGACGAGCAAGATAGAAACGAGTTGTCTTCTCGAACTAAGCAAGCATTGCAATGGATTGAAAAAGGTCTTGGTGAAAGAGGTACAAAGCTTTCAGGTGTAATAAAAAACGCCTTACACAATGTTCCTCATGAAGATTTTGAAACTATGGAGACTATGCTGGAGTCAGCATATAACATAACAGAATTTTTCCAAGAGCTTCCTGAATCGACAGCTGACGTAGCTTTTAGAATTGGTGATGATCTTGTCAATGCTTACAGTGCGGTTGTATTTCATGCTTCTGGTTTGGGGTTTATGTATGAAGAACAGTCTAACCTTGACGATTTAATTCCTGATTCAGAAAACCCTATTACTAAAATTTATAAAGAGATGGGGGAGTGGTACGGTAATTACGTATTAGCAGGGAAAGTTTTTGGTGCCAGTGACAAGTTAATTAATTTAAAAGACCTTGCGATTCTTTCGCCAATAGCAACCTATTTGTCTACTGATGCATCTGAAGAAGATATGTTTAGTATGTATAATGCCCACCCAGTTTTAGGGAAATATGCTACTGAATGGAGAGAATTAGGTGCTGATGGGGGTGGGGTAATTAGCCCTGCGGTTGTTCGAAAATTTAAACAGACAATGGTCGAAGAACTTTTAGGCTTAGGATTGCTTGCAGGTGGAGGTCTTGCGTTTAAGACTGGCGCGGTTGCAACAGGAGCAGCTAAAAAGAATGTTGAGAAGCTCGTCGATTTTACTGTAGAAAGATTTAAAATTATGGACGCAAAGGCGATGTTGGATGACATCAAATATAAAGCGCACCAAATGCAGGATGCTGACAATCAATTAGCTTATGCCCTTGATGAGGAAGGGGCGTTATTTGCTGGCCATGAAAAAAGAGTTCAATTAATAAGCACAGGCAATTTTGAATTAGCTGATGATTTCCCCCAATTAGAAGTTGGCAAGGGAATAGATGATCCTATCGAACAACAAGCAGCAAAAGATATTTTAGATAATCCAGAAAATGGACAGCTTAGAGAAGCGGTTGGCAAATTAAATAATCCTGAAGCAACTAATAAAGACCAACTTCGACAAGAAATGGCAGACGCAATTAATTCTCTTGATCTTATGGTAGCTCCTGGATTAAAGACAGATCCTAAATCTTTTAATGTCCAACCAGTACCCCAAAAATTTGTGGAAGATACTATCAATTATGAGACTTATCTTCAGATGAGAAGGAATATAATTGAACAAGGGGTTAAAAAAAGCGAGTTCCATTTAAAGCCTAAAGGAAAAAGTGACCCTGCTAAACCTGAACCAGATCATGAAAATGTAACTTTTTCCGATAAACCTTTGCAGCGGTACGAATCTAAGCGAACAGATAATTACATGACTGTTACCAATAAAGGGCTTATTGTAAAAGCTAGGGAATTTAGGGATGTAAAAGATTTTAAAAAAGCTGTTAGTGAAGGAACTTTTTCTCCAATTATTGATAGTCAATACAGCACTATCTTTGAAAAGAGTGTGGAGAATGAGCGGAGAGGTAGAGTTAGTTTAGATGTAGTCAGGCATTTTGCAGACACTATCGGTTTGAATAAAGACGAAGTATTTAAATTACTAAGAGATCGTCCTCAAGGTCAAGCTCTTACTAACGAAGAAGTTTTTGTTTCGGAAAGAATTATTGTTGGCCACATAAAAGATTTAGACCAGCAAATAAAATCTCTAATGAAACGTGATCCTGAAACAGGGATGCAGAGTGCGCGGATTGCTGATGCAGAAATCTTAGAAGTTATGGATCAGATTGATGACTTGTACGAAAATATTATCCCTAGTTTTTTGGCAGGAGTAAGCGAGTCTGCCCGTGCTATGCGAACTTTTGCTTTAGTTAAAGGCCCTCAAATGAGGAGAAACGCGCGCCATATGTCTATGCGGTTGCAAGCGTTGGGTGGGTCTGAAAGTGCTAGGACGAGGTTGGCTGTATTTAGCCAATTAGTTGATAATGGCGATCTTGCTGTTGCCCATAAAGTTGCAAGGAATGGGTATGGGAATCTTTTAGACAGGTTGTTTAATGTTGGCATCCAACTTAGAGCAAACAATTTAGTTTCTTCAACGTATTCTTTAAGTAAAAACTTTCTTTCTGGTGTAGCCATGACGGCTAAATATGTTACTGACCAAGCTGTAGAACCGTTAATAACTTTATTTAGTAAAAATAATTATGAGCTTCCTCCAGGGGCAGCGTTTGGGAGAGCTTCACTTTATGATTATGTTGGGCTTATTAAAGGGTTTACTCACGCAATGTCTGAAGCTACTTCGATGTTTGGGACTCATGCGAAACATTTGTTTAATATTAAAGAAGGGCCTAAATCTTTCTTTGATCCTCAATTTACTAGGCTTGGTCCTGAATCAACGATGTTTAATCGGATGTCTCCAGATAGGGTGGCAGAAAAAAACGTAAGTAAGTCATTTCAACAAAACGCTAATACAGGCATGGCTGAAAACATGGTCCGGTTTATTGAGCTTATGGCGGAAGTTGCTTCAATAAAGTATGCAGGGTTTAAAGCTCAGATGATGAACGACGAAGTATTTAAAACTTTTGTAAGTACGTTACATTACCACTTGCTTGCAGGAAGAGAAGCCGGAAGAAGAGTGGGGTTTAATAAAAAAATAAAAAATCCACAAGCTTTAGATTGGGCAGCCGAATACAAAAACATTTTAGATAATCCTGATTCAGACGCAGCCGTAGAAATGATGCGTGAATCTATGAACAGGGGGAGAGAGGTTACATTTACTCTCCCTATTATTGCGGAAACTGCGCCTACATTACACAAGTTATATACTGCACTTATTCGAAGTGAAGGATCTCCAGCTTTAAGAAAACTTCAGACATTAATTATTCCCTTTGCTACCCCTTCTTTTAATATGGCAAGGGCTGCGGTTTCTTCAAATTTATTTACTGGTAGGATTTGGAGGGTAGCTAACAGCAAAGGATTATGGCCAGAAAGCAAGTTAATTCTAGATCAGAATACAACTGACCATATGTTAGCTCAAGAAATTTCAGGAAGCTTTTGGATAGGGTCATTAATATATTGGGCTGGTGGTAACAAGTTAGTCACTGGTTCTCCTGAAGATGATCCGGCTCAAGAAAAATTAAGGCGTGAAGCTGGACTTTTACAACCTCATGAAAGCTTGGGGATTGCTCAAAAAGAGGACGGGGTTGTTAAATGGTATGATATAAGCCAAGTAGATATGATTGGAAGGCAAATTATTTTGGCTAAAAATCTAAGCAACGCTTTTCAAAGGATGACTTACGATGAAGTAAGCCAGTCAATGACTTATTTGGCTAAAGCTATAGGTCGGTATGTTACCCCCGAACTTTTCTTTGATATGTTTTCAGCAGGGAAAGCAATTACAGAGGCGATTAGTGCAGAACTTCCAGGCAATAATCCTAAAGGTGAAGGCAACCAAAAATTAAAAAAATGGCTTGCAGGTGCGATGGCTCAAACATCAGTACCTTTTTATAGTTTTTGGAAAGAGCAACGGAAAGCAAATAATTTAGACGTATTGCAGATGGGTGGTGGGGCTAAAGTTGAGAACATAGAAGAGTATCAGTACCATCAAAAATATTCAGATGATGATTTACCGGAAATCTCACAAATTGAAAAAGGCGTGGGCATTATGGAAATGTTTGCTAACCAATTAAATGAGGTGCTTGGCAAACCAGAGGAAGTTCCTTCTAAACCCAACATATTTGGGGACGCGATTCTAATGCCCTATCATTCTGCCGCTTTAGAAATTACTTTTGAGATGCCCGATATTGTTTCTGCTTTGTTAGAAGGTCTTGAAATAAGTGCAAGCCGAATAAACATGGGTAAATTTGTTCCTGCTATTGAGGGAGACATTACCAATATATGGAAGACAGGACAGTATAGAGTTGGATATGACGAACAATGGCTAGGAGAAGGTGGTCTTGGTAGTGCAGTTATGGATGTTGATCGTAGAGTTGATTTAGATACTCTTGCTGAAAATATTGTCAAAACAACTGAACGATTGCACCCTAAACTTATTAATAAAAATAATCGTACCAAAAAAATAATGCAGGCGCGTGTGTATTTGGAATTAGAAGCTTTAAGGGCTGCGGATACTAGGCTTACGGGGGAAGCTTCTACAATTAGTTCGTTAACAATTTCAGATAGGCTGCCTATTAGAGGGTTTGAATATGCCAACGAAAGGGACACTATTACTTTGCACCCCAGAGATTATGCGGAACTAGTTAAAACAATGAATAGACCAGGATTAACTTTTAATACATTTTCTGATGAACTAATAGAAGCTATAGGCCGCAACGATTTTAATGTTTATGCAGAAAAAGGTACGTATTTAAATGCATTACACGATATGATTACTTCTGATTATTATGGGTCTTTAGGATTTGAGAGAAATCTTAGTCCTAAAACTTTATTTGAAAGGTTGCGGAAAGTTCAACGTGATTATTTAAAAATGGGAAGGGAAGCGTTTGTTAGAGATAAAGCAGATATTTTTAATGAGATGCAAGAGACTTTAGATTTGGAAAGAGTATATGAGAACACTGAAGTGAATAGGAACATGAGGTAGAATATGACGATATCATCAGACGTAGTTAAAAACACTTATGCAGGTAATGGCGCGACTAAAGATTTTGCCATTACGTTTACTTATTTTGATAACTCTGAACTCCTGGTGTATCTAAGAACAGATTCTACTGGAGCTGAAGTGTTAAAAACTCTCACTACCCATTATACGATTAGTGGTAGTCCAGGTAGCTCCCCAATTATTTCAATGGGTACTGCTCCTGCAAGTGGTGAGACTCTCCTTATAAAAAGAAATGTACCGTTTACCCAGCTAACAGATTATACCGCTGGGGATGCGTTTCCTGCTGAAAGCCATGAAGCTGCTTTGGATAAATTAGCGGCATTATGCCAGCAACTCAAGGAAACTTTGAGTCGAACATGGACGTTCCCTAATACTTATACAACCTTGAGTGATGTCCAGATGCCTGTCCCTGCTAATGATGGGATTATTAAGTGGAATGCAGATGCCACAGCTTTGGTAATGGACACTGACCTTGTTAACTCCACCTATAAATTGTATGCAACCAATACTTCAGATACTACGGCAGGGTTTTTAAACGACAAACTATCAGTTGGCACTGGTCTTTCTAAATCAGCTTCTACAACTGGCAACCAACAAGTCACTTTATCTGTAGATCTTAAGGATGAGGATGATATGTCATCCGATTCTGCAAGTCACGCAGCCTCTCAACAATCTATTAAAGCTTACGTTGATGCGGTTACAGCTTCACTTGATGCCCAGGATTTAGATGTTACTAGTGATAGCGGCACTATTGACGTTGATATAAGTAGTGAAACCCTGACCATTGCAGGTGGAGAAGGGATAGATACTTCTGCTACAGGCACGACTGTCACTATTGCAGCAGAGGATGCCACTGATTCTAATAAAGGTGTGGCAAGTTTTAGCACAGATAATTTTGCTGTATCCAGTGGGGCAGTCACTATTAAAACTGGTGGTGTTGATAACGATGAACTTGCAGGAAGTATTGCTGCTTCCAAACTCGCTGGCAGTATCCCTGATTCTAAATTAAATACTATTTCAACAGCAGGTAAGGTTGATATTGGAGCACTAGAAATAGATGGTGCTACGGAAATGGGCGCAGCGATTGTCGATTCGGATTTACTTATTATTGATGACGGTGCTAATGGTACTGAAAAGAGTATGCTTGCTTCTAGGATCCCCACGTATGTTTTTAGTAAGACATCGGGAGATGTTTCGATTGGATCGGATGGAACAGCTGCCATTGGTTCAGGTGTTATTGTAGACGCTGATGTAAAATCAGACGCTGCGATTGCTCAGTCTAAACTTAATCTGAGTATTACTAATTCAGAAGTAAATGCTTCTGCTGCTATAGCGGATACAAAATTGGCCACAATATCTACTGCCAATAAAGTAGACATTGGGGCATTAGATATAGACGGTGCCACAGAATTGGGTGGGGCTATAGAAGACGCTGACAAACTTATTATAGATGATGGCGGCGGAGGCACCGAGAAAAGTTTGCTTGCATCAAGAATTCCTACCTATACTTTTAGCAAAGTTACAGGGGATGTTACGATTGGTTCCGATGGAACTTCAGATGTTGGTGCAGGTGTGGCATTAGCAAATCCAAGTGTTACTGATTATATGGAGCTTGATCACCAAGGGTCAGATGCAGCGGCTCCTGGTGGCAATGATGTCAGGTTGTATGCAAAGAGTGGAAAAGTTTACACACGTAGTGCTACAGGCATCACGGAACTTGGAGCAGGCGGTGGTGTAGGAAGTATTGATACCCTCTTTACCATTCAAGCTAAAAGTGCTGATGCCGATAATTCGGGTGAAGGTAACGATGCGGTTTTTCTTGGTGGGGGAACCTTATCCAATGGTGATGTTACTAGGCACACTACTGCTGCGGATTTAATTGGTTCAGAAAAAGTATTTAAATACGATACAACTGGAAACTCTATTCGGAACTATTGGTATCACGAAGAAACAATCAACTCTGGTTATGCCGGAAAGAACATGGTCCTCCAATTACAGTACTATACTCGTAACGGTGGGGATGGGGAAAGCTTTCGGTTCGTTGCCAGAGATGGGACTAAGCCTATTCTATCGGTAACGGCAGATGGCACTAACACTATTACAGGTACGGTAGATGCGAATTGTGGGACAGCGGCAGAAGTTGGCGATAGGATTATATTTAAAGATTCCAGCAATAATATTTATTATAGATACATTACAGCTATTGTAAAAAACTCTGGTACAGATGGGAAAACCCTAAACGATAACATGACCTATACTTATTCGGGGTCAGACATTACTGCAACTGGAAAGGTTGTTACTGGGGTTATGACTGATGAGTTAGATTACCTACCTGCCAATGATACTACTGGTAACGAAGCAAAAACCTATAGAAAACAAATGTCTTTTTCTGCTAACTGTACCACCCTTCAGTTTGGTTTCCATTGCCTAGATACTGACACTGATGTTGAACTCTACTACGATGACATCGCTTTATCTGCCAACCAATTTTTGCAGACTAGTAGTCAGGGGATGAGTGAGTGTTATATCCAAAACGATATAGCAAATTTTTGGGATGGGACTGGAACCCAATATACTTTTGATGCTTCTCTGTTAGATCCACAAAATTCAGCTACCCCGACTTTGGCTAATAGTAAGCTTGTAACTGTAGCAGATCAATCATCTGGGGGGACGACTAGAACGGTTATAAAAGCTAAACAAAACATTATTTTAGATGTAAGCGCGTTTAGTGAACTTACTGCTGATTATGTTTTTGGTATTTATGACTCCTCAGATTCGCGAATTCTAGGGAATCAGCACAACTCTAGTGGGGCTATGAATATTGCATCTATAAACATAGCTTTAGATAAAGATGATTACATCTATTTTGCAGTAGAAGCTCATACACGAGATGGGGGGATGGTAATCACTGCTACCCCTCAAGTGAACGATGTGGTGCTGCTCAATTCCCAAGATGAGATCTTTACGGACTGGGTGGACTATTCCAGTGAGTTAAGCGCAACAGGTCCGGCTAACGCTACCAACACAGGGACGACAGGAACCTATGGTGGGAGTGTAATTAACAAAGCGTTTTGGCGTAGGGTAGGCGGCGAAATGGAAGTTAACTATAGCTTTCAACAGGCTTCGGCCGGTGGAGCGTCCACAGGAAAAATTTGTATTCCTTTGCCAAGCGGATATTCTATAGACATGAGTAAGTTGGATACTAGTGGGGGTGGTACTAATTATTCTCACGCTCAGGTAGGCACGGGGGTGTGGTCTAACAATGCCGATGGAGTTAGTGGGGCTACAGGTCCATTGATATTTGCGGTTAACTCCGCTTTAGCTACAGGTGTTTTCTGGGCTAACTTCAATTTAAGCTCTGATGTGGCAGCCTCGATGGCTTGGGGTGAAGGAGCCAATGGGAATACTTTTAACAATTGCCTTGTTTTAAAAGGAAGTTTTAAAGTTCCCATCGCAGGTTGGACCTCCACTTTCAATCCAGTCCTATCGATGCCGTTGGTGGATATAGGCGCTGATATGGAACAGTATAGCGTATCAGGTTGGGATGGTTCTAATCAGTACGGTCTTTACACGGCTGAAACTGACTCGTGGAATACTTTAGATAAATTAGCTTCGGTGGATAAAGGAACTTCTAGTGGAAATATTTTTGCTATTACTGCTTTACAACGAATAAAGATAGAATTTTCTTTTTGGTATGCAGGTAATGGTCATGCCGCTTATACCGGAGCATTAGCAGGAAACCCTAGTTCAATCCCTGCAAAAACAGTCAGTATGACGGATGCCTCCGTTTCTCAATACATGGTTGCCGCTCAATACCCAAGTTCTGGGGAGCCTCAAAACTGTAGTGGTTCTGTAATTTTAGAGCCAGGCCAAGTTTTACAACCTAGAACATCTCACACTGGCGCACCTTACACCGAGCCTGCAAATGGTGGCTTTAGTTGTACTGTTACTAGAGATCGAAGCCACACTAATATGGCCCACATTATTAAGCCTGCGGTTTGCATTGTAAAAAAT